GCGTGTCGCGACATGGGGCCTCGCCATTAAACCGACAAGTTGTTGGGATGTTCTGGGCTCTCGTGAACAACGAGGTTTGCCATGGACTTAGCGCAGTTTGATTTAGACCCGTTCGAAGTGAAGAACGTGCCTGTCGGTACTGTTTTCGGCCGACTCACCGTCCTCGCCACGGGGTTGCGAACCGGGACTTACCGATCGTATGCCGTTTGCCGGTGCGAGTGCGGGACGCCGCCGAAGGCGACGCGGATTGACGGGTTGCGTCGCGGTGCCGTCGTTAGTTGCGGCTGCTACCAGTCGGAAGTCTCGTCAACCCACGGGTTGACTGGTGACCCGTTGATCTGGCGTTGGAAACACATGGTCCGCCGTTGCACTGACCCGGATGACCAGGCGTTCCCGAACTACGGTGGACGGGGCATCACGGTTTGCGAGCGATGGATGGACGCTCGGAATTTCGTCGAGGACATGCGGCCCGGATATAGTGCCGGCCTTGAGCTCGATCGTATCGACAACGACGGCCATTACGAGCCGGGGAACGTGCGATGGGCGACGAGGTCACAGAACGCCGACAACCGTAGGACCCGTCACTTGATGACGCTCAACGGCAGGACCCAGTCGCTCCGTCGGTGGGCGGAGGAGACCGGACTAAACGAGGGCACCCTTTGGGAGCGCGTCGTCGTCTGGCACTGGGACGACGAGCGCGCACTTACCACCCCGCCACTGACAGCGGATGAGCGGATGGCGCGCGCCCGGAAGGCTAGGTGGGGCTAGTTCCCCACCGCATTGTCAGTTATGCGGACCCTATCAAGAGCGCAATATGTTCCGGCTTGATCGCCTTGTAGCCCCAGGCGATGCGGACGTGCATGGTGCTCTGGAGGAACTGGCGATAGAGGGCGATTTCGAAGCCGAGGCCCGAAACCGGATCCTGCACCGTCACCACGTCATCGGCCGCGTCGCCGCCTTCCGGCATCGCCGGGGCGCGGGTGGCGAGCACGATGGCCGAGCGGGCGAACGCGAGATTGCCGGTATAGCTGCCGGCGATGGTCATCTCGGTTGTGTCCGCCAGCGTGGCGCGCAGGCCCGGCTTGTTCAGGATCAGCGTGTAGCCGGTCAGGGTCGAGCCCGTGTTCACGACGTACTTGTTCACGCTGTCGCCGGCCCACGTCACGATGTCGCCGGCCTTGATGCCGGTCGAGTTCACCGTGCCGCCGTGGATGATCATCGACGTGTCGCCAACGGCATAGCCGCCGGTCTTGTTGATGTCATAGCCGGTGCCGGCGCCGGCCGTGTGGGTGCTGACCCCATGCGACTGGCGGATGGCAAAGCCCATGATGCGGTCGGTCATGCCGTTCCGCAGCATGTCGGCGGTGCCGGCCTCGTTGACCTTGAACAGCGAGGACTGCTTGCCGCGCAGGTTCGCCATGGCGGCATGGCCGAGGGCGAGCTGCAGGTCGTTCGTCGGGGCGCCGTTTTCCTCAAGGATGCGCCGGCAGCCGGCGAAGTCCGAGAGGTCCGAAGCGGTGGCGAACGGGATGGCGTTGGTGGCGCCATAGGCCCGCGAGGCGAGCTTGTAGGCGTCGGTCCAGATGTCGACCTCGATCTCATTCGCCAGGGTGCGGAACGCCTGATAGAAGCGATCGGCCTGGATGGTCGAGAACGTGCCGGCGTTGGTGAGGCCCTTGGTCTCCTCACCGGTCCAGCGCACCGGAACGTGCTTGGACTTGGAGATCTTGACCTCGACGTTGTCGACAGTGGTGTCGCCGGTGTCGGGGGCATTCACGCCGGGGGTGTTCGTGGCCGACGTATGGGCGCGGGTGATCGGCACATAGACGCTCTGGTCAAGCGCCGCACGGGCGATGGACGAGGAGCGGGTGACGGCAGGGATAAAGCCGGTGAGTTCGCGGGAGACCACGTCCAGCGCTTCATACATGGACGGGATTAGCGACGTCAAAGTGTTCGACATGTTGTGGTATTCCTGTTCGGGCTATGATAGGGAAGTGGGCTATCCAGCCCGTGCGCCGCGTTTGCCTTCCCGGCTGCGGCCCAGGCGCCGAACACAGGAGTTGCCTATGTCCAGCTTTGTCCCTTGCTCGATCGACGGATGCGCGCGGAACGCGCACTCGTCCGCATCAGGGTCGAAGGGGATGTGCCAAGCGCACTACAAGCGGGCGCGCCGTCACGGCGATCCCACCGTGAACATGAGCGCCCCCAAGCAGCGTGTTTTCGTCGCTTGCAAGGTTGAAGACTGCGACCGCGATGCCGACCGGAAGGCCCGCGGCAAGGGCGGGTTCTGTTCGATGCACTACCAGCGGTTCAAGAGGCACGGCGACCCGAACCGGGTCGACGCACCCGCGAGCCCCGCCCAGGACTGGATCAAGGCGCATGTCGCCTATCCGGGCGACGATTGCCTGGAATGGCCGTTCGCGCTCCACCGGAACGGGTACGGCGTAGTGCACCGGCCCGGCTCGGGCAAACTGACAACCGCCGCGCATCTCATGTGTGAGATGGTCTACGGCCCAAAGCCGACGCGGTCGCACGAGGCCGCCCATTCCTGCGGGAAGGGGCATTTGGCCTGCGTGAACCCGAAGCATCTGCGATGGGCCACGCCGACCGAGAACCACGCCGACAAGATCGAGCATGGCACTACGAACCGAGGTGAACGGCAGGGCCGGCACAAACTTACCGAAGCCGACGTTCAAGAGATCCGGCGGCTAGTCGGCGTCTTCAACCAGACCGATGTCGCGTGGATGTACGGGGTTGACCCTTCAACCATCAACAACATCGTCTCGGGCAAGAACTGGCAGTGGCTCGAACGAGCCGCCGTCAGTCGACGACGGTGAAGCCGTCCTTCATCTTGGCGACCTGCTCGGCCGGCGGAAGCGCGTTCCACTGGGCGCGGTTGACCGTCTTGTCTCCGGAACCGCCGCCCTGCGAGCCGCGCGCGCCGCCGCCTTGCGCCCCAGACCCCTTCAGGATCGAGTCGCGGAACGGCGATGTGCCGATCAGCATCTGGATCGACTCCTCAAAGTCGGCGAGTTCGCCTGGCCTTGAGAGCGAATACATCTTGGCGCCGGTGCCATCGTAGGCGACCAACTTGCCGTCGGCCTCGACCTTGTACTGGCTGCCGAAGGTGGCCTTCACCATCTCGGGCGGGACGGTGATCTTGTCGGCGAGATACTTCGACCCGGCAAACGCATTGGCGATCTTCTCGCCGTGATAGCGGCCGGTGATGGCCTCAAGCTCGCCTCGAACCTTGCTGATCTCGTCGGCGCTAGCCTTGGTGAGTGCAGCGATCTGGTCATCGGCGGCCTTGCGGGCAGCGGCCTTGATTTCCTCGACCTTGCCGGCCTGGACGAGATCGCCGTCCTTGAGGTTCTTCACCGTCGCCAGCGCCGCAACAGCGGCCTCCGGGTCGGTGATGGCCTCGAATGCCTTCAACCGCGCCTCGGCGGCTTCCTTGGCCTCGCGGTGGCCGCGCGCCTCGCCGTTCAGCGCCGAGATCTTGGCGACGGCGGATGGAACGTCGAAGGGAATTTCCTTGCCGTCGTCCGTCACGAAAACGGGTTTACCGTCGGCGACCACAGCGTGGGCACCGTCTTCCGTCATTTTGAGCTTCATGGGTCTTTCCTGGCCATCCGGCCGTCTACGGGCTATCCAGCCCTATGCGCCGCTCGGCTTCCGCCGGTTCGGCTGGTGGTGTGGCAAGCCATTCCTTGGTGGGCTTGCCGAGAAGGGTGGCGGTAAAGCCGGAGAGGCTGCGGACGCGGCGCAGATGCCCTTGCTCGGCCAGCAATTGCCACGTCAGTTGGTAGCTATCGGCCGGGTTCGTCGGCTGCCCTGCGTCCCATGGACCGGGCCGAAAGATATGGCCGGCGGATGCTTCGATCGGGATGCCAGCGAGGACGACGTGGGTTGCCCCGTCATCGAGCGCGACCTTGGTGGCGAAGAAGCCTGACGAGCCGCCGTTTCTTTGTCCTTCAAGGACATGGTCCACGAACCGATCTATGTGCGGGCCTCTTTTCCTATCCGAGGCCAAGTATGTCCCGGTGACAGGACGGTTGCGGCCGAGGGCGGCGCGTTCCTTGAGCCACTGAGCCATCTCGTCCGGGTGCAAAGTTAGCCAGTGGTCGAGACGGCCAGGCCACAAAATTCCTACGTGGTTGGCGGCGTAGACGTGGGTAGGGGTGAACAGCTTCAGCGCGGCCTTGGCGTCACCGGCCCAGCAAAGGGCGCCGCCCAGCACGAGAACCTTCACGCGCGGCTGATCCTGTGGCTCACGTAGCAACGGCAGCCCGCGACCTCCGCCAATGGGGCGCGTGGGTCGCGCGGATACCGCAGCGCTGCCCCGCTCGGGCTCAGGAACGGCGTGTCCAGCCCCTGCACCTTCTGGCCGTCCAAGATCGAGTGGGTATGCCTCACCCGGCCATCGCGCATCGAGCGCCATGTCTTGGTGACCTGGGATGCGTCGATCCCGGTGCCTTCGATCATCTGCCGCATGCCTTCCTCGCGGCCCCGGTTGAGGGCGGCGGCGGACTCGTTCGTGGCGATGAACTCGGCGCGGGCCTTCACCATCTTGCGGCGACGGGCGTCGACATAGGTGTCGATCTGCTCCGGCGTCAGCGGCCGACCTTCCTTGATTGCCCTGCGGATCGTGGCGTCGTATCGGCGGTCGCGGGTGACCGAGGTCAGCGCCTCGCTATCCAACTCCTGCAGCATTCTTGTATAGCGCGTCAGGGCGTTCATCTGCGGCCGGGACAGCCCGACGTGGTCGCGCATCTGGCGGGCCACCTCGCGCGGGCCGGTGCCTGCGTCGAGCCCCTTGGCGATCACCTCGCGCATGACGTCTGCGCTGTCCGCGTT